CTGTAAATGCCCTCTTTCTTATTGGCATAAACAAACGCATCATGATAAATTCGGTACTGTATCAGCCAGGCGTCGGCTGCCTGATTGACTTCCGGCGAGAACACCTTCAGGCTGTCCAGCTTAGTAACCTGCAACACTGCGGACGGATGGAGCAGTAAGAAGTTGATATTTCGTCCGGTGCCGGCAGTCTTTGCAAATCCGCCAGCATCGCCAGTCGCGCCGGCGTTCAATGTAACGCCCTTGTAAAACCGTGTCTGCGGGACAGGAATCACTTCAACGCCGTCGATGTTGAACACGCGTCTATCTGCTGATGTTTCGGTGCTCAATGTTCGGGTTAGTTGCCCTTTCAGTAAGTTGTAACAACCGGAGGACAAGAACAGTTTCCGCCCCTCAGCCGGTACTTCCTTCTCGTCAAGTTTCCCCATAGCAACATCAAAGGCTGCAAGGACTTTCGCCCCTGTATCCAGAGCTGCCGGTGTGGCGACTTCCTGAATGCCGGTTGTCGATGCGTAGGTTGAGAATCGGTATGCGTCCAGTTCAGGAGCAACTTGTGTGCGGATGAATTCTCCTGCGAGTGTGCCGAATGCCATGCCCAAGGTTTCTTCGTCGTCCATGCGGTCGATCGAGAATGCCCGTCCGCGTTCCTTTGACAGTGTCAAGGTTTCCCATGCTCCGGCAACGTCCCCAACGGGATAGCCGGTAGAGCGTGAATAATCACCAAGCCCAACCATCGAGGTTTTGAACACGTTTACGGCGTTTGCCCCGCCAAAATTGACAGGTTTTGTTGCCGCGTCCATTGACGCGGTTAAACTGGCATTTTTGTAAATCTCGTCCAGTATAGGTTGATATTTAGATGCTAATGCGATACTCATGATATTTTACCCTTTCATTTAAGCCCAGCCGCTTTCCGGAATGCTGCAATTGCTGCCGCGTCCGGTTCTGTTTTGCTGGGGCTGTGTTTCGTTCCGGATACTTTCTCGGTAACCGGTTCAGTATATTTTGCGTTGTCGGTAAGGAACGATTTCAGGTTCTCATCAAAATCACCTTCCATCTTCCCAACCTTGAATATTACATAATCCGCATCTTCAGCGTTCACCCCAGCTTTCAACGCAAGATTTTCACGCCGAATCGTCTCAGCCTTCGCTTCAATTTCGGCGTATTTATTCTCACGTTCAGCAGTCCGTTCAGCCTCGGTCTGTTGAGACTTTTTCCATTCTTTGAAGGCTTTCAAGTCAGCTTCATCTGGGAGATTTTTGCGCTCTCGTGCAATTCTCTCCGAGATTATTCTGTCGAGTTCAGCCTGCGTGAATGTTTTTTCCTGCTCTGCCGCAGTAGATGTTTTTTCAATGTCCGCACTTAGCGTTTTATCCTGCTCTTCAGCAGTTGATTTGATTTCGTCTGTCATTGTATCCTCTATCCGTTTTCTGCCCGTCGGCTTTTTAGATTAAGATGTATATCTTGATTATACATCATTTTTTATCGCAAAGCAACCATGCGCTCTGTCCTGACAGGAAGATCAAACGTATCGCTCAGCTCTTTGTATTTATTTTTTAGCTGGGTGATCCTTGCCTGCTCTTGTCGTCTCAATAAATCATCCCCGGATGCTTTCGCAATCGCAGCCCGATCTTTTGCTGCCCGAACAGCGGTTTCAATTTTTCGCTGCAGTTGAGTTGCCTCATACGGCGTGTATTCTTTTCCATCGAACATTTTCTTAACTTTCGATTTTTCTAAAATATCCTGAAGCTCTTTATTGCTGTAAGCAGGCTGCGAAACGCCAAGAATAATCTCATGGGTGTAATGCATACAATTCAGTGTGCCAATTCTTCTTGTCAACGAATCATTCAATTGTTGATATTCTTTATGAGTGTATTGTCGTCCTTGATATGGTGCATGATCCGGAGCTGGATTAAAATGCGCTGATATCTCGACACCATCCGATTTGATCTCCTTGCCGATGCGCTGTTGGACGCCCTGATTTACTTCACGGATACCATCAAGGATGTTTTGTCGAACTGCACTATCCATCCGTCTTGAATATCCGCTTTCGTAATCTACCACCCGAATCCCGCTATCTGCCAGCTCTTTCAGCGTCGATCTCATGGCTGAGTTGTAATCAGTCAATCCCATCGAAGCTTCATAAATTGCTTTGTCGATCACTTCTTTATAAGTTTCTGCCAAGCCTTTATAGACAGTTTCACCCTGCAGATTTTTCACTCTAAAACAGATAGCTGTCGTATTGGAGAGATTCTTGTATGAGTTCGTTGTCTGTTTTGCAATTGCAGCAACGTAATCTCTCAGAATGGTATTCTTTGAATATGGGATATATGGGACTTTCTTCGCTTTGTAGAAAATCTCAGCGTCAGTGTATCCATCTTTTGCGACGTATTCGAATATCCGATTTATTTCGTCAACGTTCTTATTAGCAGCGTCAGCAAGCCTTTTGATGATCACATCGACGTCCGATCCAAACTCTCGCAACTGGTTCAACCGGTGAATGTCCGTTGCGGAGACGGTGCCGATAGCCTTGATCCGCTTGCCGATCATCTCAAGATACTCGGTATTGATCGCAGTCAGCCGTTGTTCGATTTTCGCCGGTAGCTGCTCGAATGCATTTTCGGATAGCATCACTCACCTAATAATTGTTCAGTCGTCGGTTCGTTTGCCTTTATTTCAGCAAGTGCTCGCTCAGCCTCTTCATCACTTTCAAGTGGGAAAAGATATTGACGCAGCTCCCGATCGGATACAACACCCTGCGCTTTCCCTTCAAGAAGTTCAGCAATCGTCGGTTTAACGTTTCGTTTTGCTTCCTCCTCCGTCTCCCCATAAAATTTCATCCGGTATTCATATCGCTGCCGGATTCCCGCTTTGATCTCCTCCTGCCATCGTTTGCGTTCGCTGTCCTGATCGATGATGTAGCTGTCGTCTGCGATGATTGTGATTTTCGCATCCGGATTGCAGTCGACGCCGAGTACGTTTCGACCGATCCACAGAATAGCACGGGTTACTTCTTTTAGTGCTTTTTCGACGCAGATCATTTCTTTTGCCGCGTTTTGAACAAGGTCTTGTTTTTCGCCGGTATATTCCGTTGCGGTTTGGATCGTTCCACCTTGAAATTGGTAGTGCTTTGTTCCAAATCCGATCTTGAACGAAAACATATCCAGCATTTTTTGAAGAGCTTCGGAGTTCTCCTGAACACGGAGGGATGGGTTGTATTCTTGATACAGTTCGCCGTTCAATAGCTTATCGCCAGCGTTGATGAATAATTGCGCGCCTGCTTCCTGCGGTGATACTAAACTTCCGTCGTCGTCCTGCGCGAACATGGATCTGTTCATCAGCACCATTTTTCTGCCCAGTTTGAAGTCCGTGACGAAGTTGTCAAACGCGTAATCCAGCCCGCGGAGAACATCTTCGTTTCCGTCGATGATTGACACGCCAAGCGGTGAATTGTAGTCATGGACGTTCACGCCGGACTTGCGAATCAGACTGAACCACGGCATCGGGCTTCCCGTTCTGATGGTACTCTGCGAATCCGGAAGCACCTTGCCATTATCGTCAATCGTAAACTGGAGAATCGTGTACAGTCCAAATTCGAGGTAATGGAATGATACTTGCTGGAACGTTTTTCCATTCCGCGTCAAATCCGATATGAACGCCACTTCCCGCGCAATCCCGTTGTCATACGTTACGGGAATAATCTGATCAGCTGAAAGGTAGTTGATTCCGATACCGTCGCCTGATATAAGCCGCCCGTCCGCTTCCGTTACCACCATATCCCGAACAAACACCTCAAAAGCTGCTGTCCCGGACCACCGTGACGTTGCGATGTTCTCATTCGCACAACGCCAGAAATCATTCTCACCAAAAACGCCGCTGATCTGGTCATCACCCATGACAAAACGTTGCGAAGGTTCATCCTCAATAATGATTTGGGTCTTTTCGTTCAGCAGGATCGACGCCCAATCTTCAGAGCCTTTCAGCAGCATGTTTGTTTTGTGCCGTTTAAGTTTCGTGAAATGGTTATTTGATAAGTTCGTCTTTTGATAGTATTCGTGGAACCCTTTAACGTTGCCTTCCAGCCACTCCCGCCATTCGTTGATTTTGCCGTACATCGGCGAGACAACGATATCCCGCCCTGTTAGTTTGCTTATTGCTTCTACTGCTTGTTTTTGGTTCATTGTCGTACTCCTATCTCATCAATAAACGCTTCAAACGAATATTCCCATGCATCCGCTACGTCAGCAATATCTGGGTTATTATCAAGCCGGACGTCTGCGCCTTTTTTTGATTCATCCCAAACCTGATTTTTCAGGGAGAATATCAACATTTGGCATTTGCTCAGAATCTTTATCAATCCCAAATTCAGCATCTTTTCTTGTGCATAGATTCTGGTATTGATCTCCTCTTTTTGTGCCATGACGACTTTCAGCGGTATTCTTGCTTTTTCAATCGCATTTCTGATCCCGTTCACTATCGTTTCCGGTCGATCACAAAAAGCATAAGTCAAGCGAACACCAGGATATTCATTCATCACTCGTTGAACGAAAGTTACAAATTCTTCTTCGATCCTGTCCGGACTGACGCCTTTACTCGGGATTTTATATTCGTCCAATGCAACAATACCACGTGCAGCATGTTTGATCCCAGTTGCCACAAAAATCGTATGGCTCGTCCCGTCTCCAAAGTCAATCCCAAAAGTAATGTATTGAATACTCCTCAAATCATCACTATTTAGCGTGTCAATCACCCACCTTGAAGGATCGTCAGCAAACTGCCGGAAGATTACGCCTTCAGCCCGTACCCATAAGCCGAGTACATATCGCTGGTAAAACACGCCGGAGAACATCTGCTCTGCCCGCTTGATTTTCTCAGGTGTCATGATTGGGTTGTCCTCC